CGTCTACATGACCGCCAAATTAGAAAAAATGACGGATGAAACCGGCAAGATTCTGTACGCCCCAAGTATGCCGGGGAATAAGACTGGCCAGTCGCTCCCATATTTTTTTGATGTGGTGCTTGCTCTTCGAGTAGAAAAAGATTCGGAAGGCAATATCTGGCATGGCTTGAAGTGTAGGGGCGATTCTGCTTGGCTGGCTAAAGATCGGTCGGGTCAGCTTTCGGAGTGGGAGGAGCCGGATCTTGGCAAATTAATTAAAAAGATTGGGGGGGCGTAATGGAAAGTATAAGACTTCAAGCCGCGAGTCAGTTATGGCTCAAAGCAAAAGAGGCGGAACAAAAAGCTGTAGAAACTCGTCGAGAGCTTGAGGATAAGCTGTCGAAATTACTGGCTATCGATGACTCAATAGACGGCACCACTCGTGTTATCGACGGCGACCTGTCAGTAAAAATAACGACCAGACTAAATCGCAAGATTGATTCTGGAAAGTTACAAGACTTGGCGGCAGAGCATGGCCTGTCGGATCACCTACCAACACTGTTTCGGTGGAAGCCAGAGATTGACATGAAGTGCTGGCGAAACGCCCCGGAGGCGGTGACCAAACCACTGCTGGACGCCATAACAACGACGCCTAGCAGACCATCATTTGCAATTACAAACACAAAAGGAAATTAAACCATGGATTTAGAATTCGATAATTGGGACTTGGATATTAGTGATTCACCACGAGAATTTACACCATTGCCTGACGGCTGGTACGACGCTCGGATCATGGGCAGTGAGGTCAAAACTACCAAGGCAGGCAACGGTAGATACATATCACTGAGATATGATGTCATTGGCAGTGAGTATGCTGGCCGAGTGGTATTTGGCAACGTCACGATCAACAATCCATCTGCGGCGGCGGAAGGAATAGGCAGGAAGCAGTTGAGCCAGATAGCGATGGCTGGTGGGATGACATCTCTACCAAGAGACACCGACGAACTGATCGGGCTTAACATGAAAATCAAAGTGACCATTCGTGCGGCGACAGAGCAGTGGGGCGCATCGAATGATGTCCGAGATTGGAAGCCACTCTCTGGCGGATCAGATATGCCGCCACCTGAGAAAAAAGCTAACGGATCGGCAGCGCCTTGGGCTAAGTAAACAAAGAGGGCTTCGGCCCTCTTCTCTTTAAGGGAACGCATGAGCAAAATTGTAGAACTGATAGACGAGTTTCATCGAAAAACCACTGACACGCAAAGAGGACACATGGGCGGCTCGATTCTGGGCCACCAGTGCGAACGATATCTTTGGTATATGTTTCGATGGACGTTCAAGGAAAACTTCCCCGGACGCATTCGCCGATTATTTCGCAGGGGCCATAACGAAGAGCAGACCATCGTCAGCGATCTTAGAAAGATAGGCATAGACATTAGGGACGTTGGCAATAACCAAGCAAGAGTTGAGTTTGGCAGCCATGTGAGCGGATCAATTGATGGCGTGATTAAGAGCGGCGTCCCCGGCCATGAGACAGAGCAGTTCATAGCAGAATTTAAGACGCACAACCAAAAATCGTTTGACGGTGTTGCAAGAAAAGGTGTGCAAGTATCTAAGCCAGCGCATTACGCACAGATGCAGGTGTATATGCTTGGAAAAAAGATTCATAAGTCGCTGTACATAGCCATTAACAAAAATAACGATGAGATGTACACCGAGATTGTTGAGTTCGATAAAGAATGCGCTGAGCGGCTTTTACGAAAAGGCGAGTGGATCTCGCTTGCCGATGAAGCGCCGCCAAGAATTTCAAAAGATCCTACATGGTTCGCCTGTAAGTTCTGCCCAGCCAAGCACATCTGTCATAGCGGAGAGCCAACCAAACAGATCAATTGCAGGACGTGTGCGCACTCTGAACCAAAGCCTAATGGCACTTGGACTTGCAATAGGCATAACGCAGATAACATCCCAGAGGACTTTCAGCACAAAGGCTGTGAGGATCATATCCTCCATCGAGACGTTGTGCCTTGGACGAGGATGGGAGGAGACGATCCTAACGTTGTCACGTTTGAGATCAACGGCGAGTTTATAAAAAACGGAAAATGCAAGGATGGTTATGCCAGCAGTGAGCTGGTTAGCAACATTGATGCTTGCATGAGTAAAGACGAGTTTATTGGAAATTTAAGGTCTGACTTTGGGGGGAAGATATCAGGATGAAGAACTGGACAAATTAGATGCTCAGAAAATACCAACAAATAGCGATTGATCAGCTATACGACTGGTTTCGGTCTAACAATTATGGCAATCCATGCATTGTTTTACCGACCGGCAGCGGCAAGTCGCACGTCGTTGCGTCAATCTGTCAGGACTCAATAGACCGATGGCCAGATACTCGCATCCTGATGGTGACGCACGTCAAGGAGTTAATCCAGCAGAACGCAGAAAAAATGCTTCTTCACTGGCCGGATGCACCTCTGGGCATATACAGCGCAGGAATTGGGCGTAAAGAATCCCATCAACAAATCACGTTTGCCGGGGTTCAGTCTATCAGAAAAAAGGCCATTGAAATAGGCCACATTGACCTGATGATTGTTGATGAAGCACACCTGATATCGCATAACACGGACACCAGTTACCGTAAATTGATTAATGATTTACTGATGATTAATCCGGCGCTCCGCGTTATTGGATTGACTGCGACGCCATACCGATTAGGGCATGGGATGATCACCGATGAGGGCGGAATTTTCCACGACCTGATCGAGCCAACAAGTATTGAGGCGCTTATCGCAGATAAATACTTGGCCACACTGAGATCTAAGTTGACCGGAACTCAGTTAAGCGTGGCTGGCGTACATCGTCGAGGCGGCGAGTTTATAGAGAAAGAGTTGCAGGCAGCCGTCAATAAGTCGCACACCAATAAGGAAGTTGTGCGCGAAGTGATTAAATTGGCTGGCGACCGCAAGGCGTGGTTGTTCTTCTGCGCTGGCGTAGCACACGCTCACGCCATTAAAGATATGCTGTTGGACGTTGGCATCCCCGCAGCGTGTATCACTGGTGATACGCCTAAAAACGAGCGAGAGCGCATCATTGCCGATTTCAAGTCAGGACGCCTGAGAGCGCTCACAAACGCCAACGTGCTAACCACTGGCTTCGACTATCCAGACATCGACTTGATTGCCATGCTGAGGCCCACAATGTCCGCTGGGCTGTATGTACAGATGGCTGGGCGTGGTATGCGCATTAAGAGCCACACTGATCACTGTTTGGTGCTGGATTTTGCTGGCGTTGTGCAGATGCACGGGCCGATTACCAACGTTAAGCCACCAAATAAGGCCGGTAAAGGCACTGGAGAGGCGCCGGTAAAGGTTTGCCCAGAGTGCGACAGTTTGATACCGCCAGCGGTTAAAGTCTGCCCAGACTGCGGATACGAGTTCCCACCGCCAAAAGAAAAAAAGTTCCGTTTGTCAGATGCAGACATAATGGGCAGCTCAAGCAGTGAACTCGCGGTAGAATCGTGGCAGTGGTCAACGCATACCTCTCGCGCCAGTGGCAAAAAAATGATTAAAGTTCAATACTACTCCAAGCTGTTGAGCGATCCAGTGATATCAGAATATTTTCCAGTAACGCATGACGGATTTGCCGGTAGGAAAGCCAGACTGTTGTTGGCGCAGATAGCGGATCAAGCAAAGGTAAAAATTTACAATTTAGTTGTTCTGGATGAGATTTGTTCTATCACTGAATCAAGGGAAGGCGCCGTATGAGATTCTTTACAAGAAGGAAGGCAAATACTACCGTGTCCTCAAAAGGAACTGGTCGATCTGAACACGTTGAGCAACGAGAATTTGTAAGTTGGTTTCGGAAAAATTACAAATGGATCCGGATCATCGCCATACCAAATGGCGGTCAAAGAAATATTGCGACTGCGGCTCGCTTCAAGGCCGAGGGCGTCATGCGCGGTGTTCCAGATCTGTACGTTCCGGCTTGGCATGTTGTGGATCGAGATGAAAAAAATTAACGGTGGTAAAATTTCTGCCCAACAAAAGGATTGGCACAATTATTTACATTTAATTAAACATAATGTTATTATTACGGCAGGATTTGAAGATGCTCAGTCACAAGTCAAGGATTTTATTGAGACGATGGAGGAAGAAAGTTATGGAACGTAATCTGACAAAAAATATGCGCTCTGGCGAAAACATAAAACGCATGAGATTAAGATTTGGCCTGACGCAAAAAGAGCTAGGCGAAAAGATTAACGTGAGCGAGCGCAGAATTGGCACATGGGAGCGAGGCGCTGTGTTGCCAAGCGATGAGAATAAACAAAAACTAGAGAGGTTTTTTTATTCTGGAAAATTTTCTGAAGAAGATATGCTCAAGCTTGATCCAGAGCATTTTATGAACGCCAACAAGATAGTGATGGTTGGCCTTTTATTTGTAATATTATTTGGATTGGCTATGTATTTAGGCATTAAGGAAATGCTTGGTGCCTAGCCTTAATCTAAGGAAATTTAACAAACGCATTAAACACATTACGTTTGGGCCTTACTACATGGTGGCCACAGGAAAGAAAGACAAGTTAGGTGAGCAGATGTTTGCCTTTATTGATGGCAAGTTTTACAAAGAGTCCGACGCCATGACACTGGCGAAGAAATATGGTTATAATAAGATTCAGAGAGTTTATGAGACATACAATTCTCTAGGATGAACTTCCTTCTTCTCCTTTTGGCCCCACTTTATGTGGGGCTTTTTTTATGCGTAACTTTTCTTCTTTTTTGTTTTTGTTTTTGTTTTTGCTAATTTATTTTTGTCTTTTGCTGCTGCTGCCATTCCTTCTTTAGTGTACGGATATTTCTTTTTTCCAACCATTGGCATAACTATCTCCTTTAACGTTTAACTGCTGAACTACCTATGTAAAAACTAAAAATTGCAAGTAAGACGTGATCGTATGATTCTCGGAACATGGCGGCTTCTTTAATCACTTGCCATTCAGTCCACGTTTTTGTTGTGTCTATTAATCCAAACAAATACTTTCCGCCAGATGTCATCTGCACAGGAACCGCAATGTCGATTTGAGTCAGCATCGGCGCAATGCTGATTAAAAAAATCATGGCCAGAAATCCTAACACCAGCACGCGCCTAGTGACGCTTGAAAATCTATCTTTTGATCGTAACTTAAATTCTGCGTTGGCAAGTTCTGCTCTGGCCTTCATTTGCTCGCCATCAAAGGCAAGCCGCTCCATCATTAGTTTTTGTTGGTCTGCTTTTGCCTTCTGGCCGTTCGCCAAAAGTCCACTGACAATACCGAGAATGTTACCGCCCCCAGCGAGTAGAACCTCTGTCCCAAGTCCAAGCATTTTGATTTAATCCTAAATCTAATGGTGTAAAAAAGAGCAACAAATAAGTTTTTTATTGATTCTTTCATCAGGCCAAGCCCGGTGTTGCATTCCTGACAGAGTAGCCCTTTTATCCTACCGCTTTCGTGATCATGATCAATTGAAAGTTTTCCTCTTTGCGTTGTGGATGCGTCAATGCGGCAGATGTCACACAAGTTTCTTCGCTCATAAGACATATCAATATAATCTTCGTATGATATGCCAAATCTTGCTTTATACCTGTACGCCCTACCTTGAATTCTTCGCCGCGCCAGTTGTTTTTCACGCTTTTCTAAATCAACCATTTTTTAAATAAAAAACTTTTAACTGTTTTTATTTTTCCTTTTTTTTGCTAAAGCAACTTTGCTAGTCTTAGCCGCTTTCTTAAATTGACTTGCAGTCGGAGCGCCTGTATCGCCGGGCTTTCTCATTGTCTCACCAGATCCTGCTGCGATACGTTTTTTTTTCTTGTTAATGTTTGCATACAACCCAGCTTTAGCCATTTAATTATTTCCTATTTTTTATTAAGAAGCTCAAAAACTGTGCGAATTTTTTCTTCAAGAAATTTTAATCGGAGTAAAACTTCACTACGAAAACTGATCAATCCAGCCGCAAGAATTCCTAATGCAGATATTATTGGCCAGAGTTCGAGCAAAGATTGTTGTGTCATTTATCCGCCTTAGTATCCAATTTATTGTCGATGGAATCTAATTTAACAATAACTCGATCAACAAACTTTTCAAACTCATGCCGCTTAAGATAATCACCAGCAACTAAAACTTCAACCTCACCAAGCCTGAGTTGCGTTCTATTTTGGCTTTTCTGTAAATCTCTAATTGAGGCCCATATGATGTTGAACAATGCGCCGAACAAGGCGCTGGTTCCACCAAGGATCCAGTTGATGGTGGTTTGATCCATTCTAGTACGTTCCTTCCCAAACTCTGAATTTACTAAAATCACCAGATAAGATTTTTCGTTTAATCACTTCTTCTGCTGCCTTGTGATCGTCCCATTTCACACCGGCCTCTTTAAGCCACTGCGCCATAATATTCATTGGAATCCTGCCTACAAGCCTATTATCACCTTTTTGCTGATCGAATCCAGCATCTTTTAGGTGCTTCACTTGGTCAAGCACCGGCTCCATATCGTAGACCGACTCTATAGTCAGCGTCTTGCCGCCGTCATCGTGATGTACTTTTTCTGCAATTTTCAAGCAAACCTCCAGTAAAAAAAAGGGAGAGGCGTTAGCCCCTCCCGTATAACAATTAACTTACTGTGTTATCAAAAATACCGCCTGATGCTTTCTCATTGAGGCAAGCAAGGGTTAGCTCGGTGACCACCTGACGTTTAGTATTATCCCCGGTTTTGGCAAGTTCTTTATTGGTTGTACCGCGAAGCACACCAACAGCCCACTTGTCATCCTGCATGATATACACGTCACGAGAACGGTTCTGACGTGAGGGCGTAAAGGTAACTGAACCCCAAGGAGTAACGTAGACGTCAACAGCGTTAATAACTGCGTTGGTTCCACCGACAGATGCGCCGATAGTTGAACGCTGGTTATTCATACCCGTAAAGCCTAAAGCAAGGTTCATCTGAAATGCGGAGAGGTACACGGTGTTAGGTGTGCCGCCCTGCTCCCAGATTGACTGCATGACAGTATCAAAACGAGCCTGAGAAAACGCAATCAAAGTTGTCGTCTCATCTGTCCTCGCATCGGTTCCGTCTCCAGTTGCGTCTGCGCCTTCATTTGCGCCAAATACCGTGTTGGTAATTAGCCATGTAGGAGCGCCTGCAAGCTCACGAGCGGTTGTGCTGTTGCCAGCAACTCGTGCGTTGTTGTCAAAAAGCGCCTTCTCAATATCGAG